CGCCAACGCAGGCCGAGACGAATTACGATGCGGTCGTGGTCATCGCTTATAAGACCGGATGCATTCCAGCAACAACAACCGTTGTGACGTCGGACACGGCTACGGCGGGGCGTGTGCGGCTGTCTGGCGAGACGCATAGCGGGGCGACGATTCCGACCGTAACCACAATCACGAACGCGGTGACAGCGGGCACGGTAAGCGACAAGACCGGCTATAGCTTGTCGGCAAGCGGCCTAGCGTCGGTTACATCGTGGACAGTAGCCATCACCGGCAATATCACGGGCAACCTGTCCGGCAGCGTAGGGAGCGTTACAGGGGCCGTAGGATCGGTGGCAAGCAATGGCATCACCGCAGCAAGCCTAGCGGCGGACGCGGGCTCGGAAATCGCGGCCGCAGTGCGAACCGAACTAGCCACGGAGCTAGGGCGCATCGATGCATCGGTAAGCAGCCGGTCGAGCCATACCGCTAGCGATGTTTGGCAGGTCGGCACTCGCACGCTGACGGCGTTTAGCTTCTCGGTCACTGTAGGCACCAACAACGACAAAAGCGGCTACAGCCTTGCTACGGCACCGCTCGACGCCTCGGGCACGGCTGCGGCTGTGTGGGGTGCTGTGATGGCCAGCTACACTACGGCGGGCACGTTTGGCGGGCGGATCGTCAGATCCACGAACAGTAATAACTCGGTAGCAATTACGGGATCGCATCACGTGGCAGCGGACATCCACGAGCTACAGCCGGCTGTGATTCAGGCGTCGCATTTCGATTTGGGCGCCATCGACGCCAATGCGTTGGCGGCTGATGCGGCGAGTGAAATTGCTGCATCGGTGTGGTCGGCAGCGACACGCACGCTTACCGCGTTTAGTTTTGCGATCACCGTAGACGCGGCATCAATTCGATCGGCAATCGGCATGGCGGCGGCGAATCTGGACACGCAACTAGACGCGATTCCGACGGCAGCGGAGATCGACACGCAACTTACCGCGAGCCATGGCGCTGGATCGTGGGCCGTGGGTGGCACTGGCTCGGGAGCGTTTACGTTGACGGTCACGGTCAACGATGGCACGAATCCGCTACAGAATGCGACGGTGCGGATGGTCGAGGGCGTGAATGCCTACGTCGGCCAGACGAACGCCAGCGGAGTTGTGGCGTTTTCGCTCGATGCGGCGACCTATAATGTTGCAATCACCAAAGATGGCTACAGCTTCACGCCGACGACGAAAGTTGTCTCGGCGACTGGATCGCAGACCTACAGCATGACACAGATTACGCCGACGATTCCGGCGGCTGCCGGGCTATCGACCGGGACGGCTGTCTGTTATGGCACCACGGGACTACCGATTGCTGGCGTGGTGGTGACGATCCAGCAAGTGGATGGCAAGGGCGTTGCTGGCTCGGCCTATGATGGCGATACGTTCACACTGACCAGCAACGCACAGGGCGTGATATCGCACAACGGCTTTGTGCGTGGGGCTGTGTACTCGATTCGTCGTGGTATACGCGGTGAAGTCAAATCATTCACCGTGCCCGATGCTGCATCGTTCGACTTGTCGGAAATCGTGGGGCGTGACTAATGGCTAGTCGCATACCATTACGTGGCGGGCGTGAGCGTGGAGACGCCTACCGCCATCGTGGCAGCGCTCGACAGCGTGGCTACTCGGTCGCGTACCAAAAGGCTCGGGAGCTAGTGCTAGGGCGTAACCCTCTGTGCAGAGTGTGCCAATCGCAGGGCGTGACACGAGAGGCCGTGGAGACACATCACGTCGTGCCAGTGCAGGCCGATCGGTATTTGGCAGATGATGCGAGCAACCTGCTGCCGGTGTGCTGTGCGTGTCACGATGCCATCGAGGGCATGTCGTGGGCGCAACTGCATACCGCATACGGCATCGAGCAATGGTGATGCGCGGCATGGACATTCCATTCAATACCCACCCGCTTCCTATCCAATACCCCACCCCCCCCACCCCCACTCGGGGAGGGCAAAATCTAGCTGGGAACTTGCAAGGGACCGCCGTTGAACCCGACCGCGTATTTTGGTCGTAAAAAAAAGGCGTTTTATAAACGGTAATTTATGGGTGCCCCACCGAAACCAATAGCACAACACCTCGCCGACGGCACGTACCGAGCCGACCGGATGGGCGACCGAGTGTACGCCGAACCTGTCGGCGACCTAGGCGAACCGCCTGCCGACCTACCCGCGCAGGGCGTGCGACTGTGGATCGACACAGCGGACACCCTCGCCCAGACGCTAGGACAGTCGGATCGTGCGGTAGTCGAGGGCATGTGTCGCTGGTGGTGCCTGCTGCTAGACGAGCTACAGGCCGCCGCGCGGGCATGTGACGAGCGAGAAAAATCCAAGGCCGTCGCCAATGCGGGGACCGCTACCAGGGCGTTTATGAGCATGGCCGGCGCGATCGGAGCAACTCCAATTGCTCGCCAGCGGCTGCGAGGGGCGGCAGCCGACGCGCCGGAGGACGATCTATTGGCACTGAGGCGAGAGACAGCATGATTGCCACAACGCCAGCAAAACCGAAAGACAACGTAGTCGCCTACTGCGAGGCGGTGACGAGCGGTCGCGTTGTCACATCCAAGTGGGTGCGACTGGCGGTCGAGCGGCATCTAGCGGATTTGCAAAAAGCTGGCGAACGCGGGTTTTACTTCGATGAAGACATCGCACACAGGGCGTGCAGCTTTTTCCCGAAGGTCTTACGCCACTATAAGGGCCAATGGGCCGGCCAGCCGTTTCACTTATCGGACTGGCAGCAATTCATCATCTGGAGCTTGTTCGGCTGGCGTCGCAAGGCCGACGGACTGCGGCGATTCCGACGCGCCTATGTCACCGTCGCAAGAAAAAACGGCAAGACAACCCTCGGGGCTGGCGTCGGCATCCTGTGCCAATACTTCGACGAACCCAACGAGCCGGGCGCGGAAGTGTATGTCGTCGCAACGAAAAAAGAGCAAGCCGCCATCTGCTACGAGGACGCCGTGCGCATGGTGACGGCATCGCCAGCGCTCAATAGCCGATCGAAGATCCGCAAAGCGCCGCATACGATTTGGTATGTCGCCCAAAATTCCAAGTTTCAACCGCTCGGGGCTGACAGCCAGAAAGACGGACTCAACCCGCATTGTGTCATCGAGGATGAGCTACACGCATGGACAGAGCGACAGCGTGAATCAAAGGAAAAGATGGAGACCGGTGGAGCCGCTCGCCGCCAGCCGCTGCTGTTGATGATCACGACCGCCGGCAGCGATGATTCAATCATCTGGCTGCAAGAGGACGCGGCCGCATGTCATGCCGTCGAAGCGGTCGCCAGCGGCGAAGTGTACGACGACGAACTATTCGCTTACATTGCTCGCATCGACGATGAAGACGACCCGTTCGACGAAAGCTGTTGGGAAAAAGCCAATCCAAACCTAGGCGTTTCCGCGAAGGTCGAATATCTGCGAAGCGAAGCGGAAGTCGCCAGCAAGCGGCCCGAAAAATACGGGGCGTTCGTGCGATATAACTGCAATCGCAAGGCGGAAAAGGAGGACAAGCCAATCACCGCGATCCGCTGGCGAAAAGGCAATCAGCCGGTGATTGTCGGCGACGGTGCTTACGGGCACGGTGGCATTGACCTGGGCCGGTCTAACGACTGGTGCGCGGCGGCGATGGTGTTCCCCGAATACGCCGAAGACGCCGATGGTCGCCGACCGGTCAAATATCAGATCGTCACTCACTGCTGGTGTTGCGACGAGGGCAAATTCCGCCCGGATTACGAGCCATTCCGTGGCTGGGCCAATCGCGGACTGCTGACCGTGTGCCATGGCTCGGCAGTGGATTATGGGGCCGTGAAACAATGGGTGATTGAAGCCGCCAAGCGATATCAGATCGAGTCGTGGGCGTTCGATCCGGCTTTCGCGGCGTCGTTTGGCCAGTCGCTGCAAGAGGAGCACGGGCTGCCGGTGTTCAAGTTCACGCAGGCCCCGTTTTATTACCACGAGCCGACCACGCGATTCCTTGATTCACTCGACGCGGGTATCATCCATCATGGCGGTGATCCGGTGCTAGAATGGCAGGCGAAAAACATGGCGCTCTATCGCAATCACAAAGATCATGTAATGCCATGCAAGGGCGACGAAAAGCACAAGGTTGACGGCATGGTCGCGATGCTGATGGCGTTTAGCGAGTGCATGTACGCGGCACGCAAGCCGACCGGTTCAATGGTTGTTTTCTAGAGGGCCGAGAATGATTGACGCGCAGAACATTTCGGCCGGTTCCTCGGCGCTCCAAAAGTGGATTCGCGAGGCGTTCGGGGCTGAGTCGCAAGAGCTTGGTGTAACGGTCAACGCGGGCAGCGTTCGCGGAATGCCAGCCGCATGGTATAGCCTCAATAAAATCTGCGGTCACATTGGCTCGCTGCCGCTTAACCTGTACTACCGGCCCGACGACGAAGACGCGGAGATTGCTCGATTGCATCCGGCTTATTGGCTCGTCCGTCGCCGACCGAATGCGCTAATGACCGCCTCGGCATGGCGCGAGACAATGCAGCATCACGCCTTGCTGCATGGCGATGGCCGATCCGCGATCGTTCGCAATGGACGCGGCGAGCCGAGCGAACTGATCCTAATGCGGCCGGATGCGTGGGCCATCGTCGTCGAACCGGGTCGAACAATCGCGGGGCAAAATGTCCCGGCCCGTAAATGGCATGTTCGCATTGACGATCCAGAGGCCCGCATTGCCGACGCGGATTGTCTGCACATTATGGGGCTATCCGACGACGGATTCGCTGGGCTTGGCGTCATCGAGGCAGCTAAGCAGGCCCTTGGGCTTGCCATCGCCCAGCAGACGCGGGCGGTGATGAGCGAGAAGAACGGCGCTAGGCTGAAGTTTTTGCTCAAGGCACCGCCGGGAGCGTTTCGCAACGAACAAGATGCGAAGGCGTTTATCGACCGCTTCAACGAATTCCATTCGGGCAGCGAGAACGCCGACAAGGTGGGATTGATTCGCGAGGGGTTGGCGGTCGAGCAGATCAGTCAAACCAATAGCGAGGCGCAAGCCATCGAGTCGCGGAAGTTTTCTCGGCAGGATATCGGGCTGCTGTTCTGTGTCGAACAGATGCTAGGCGACGATTCGAGCGTGAGCTACAACTCGCTCGAAATGAAGAACCAGGCCTACATCAACAATTGCCTGCAACGCTGGATGGTGCGATGGGAGGAAGAGTGCGCGGCAAAGCTGCTGACGTCAACTCAATACGATAGCGATGAGTATTATTTCAAATTCGTGACGGCGGCACTGCTTAAGGGCACAACAGCCGACCGCTATAAGGTGTATCAAATTGCTCGACAGATTGGCGTGCTAAGCGCCAACGAGGTCCGCGAACTCGAAGACATGAACGAGCGGGACGACGACGGAGGCGACTCGTATGACAACCCAGCGATCACGACTTCGCAAGCCGCGACAACCCAACAACCGACCGAGCGCGATGACAACGGCGACAATGGCGAGATGGACACAGACGAACCGGCGCTGGCTGCGCGATTGCGTAAGGTGGTGGCATCGCGACTTATGGTCGCGGTCAAAGTAGAGATCAGCCGCGTTGAACAGGCCGCCGCGACGCAGGCCAATTTCGTGTCGTGGCTAGATGAGTTTTACGCAAACTGGTCTGACAGAATGGCGACCGTTATCAGCGAATGTGACGGCCCGCAATCACTGGCTGCCGAGTGGGTGGCTGACAGCCGCAATCGACTGCTCGAAGTCGCTGGGCGAGTCTCCAGCGGGCTTGGCGAGGCCGTGCGGGCAGAGTGTGCGTTGTGGACTGAGCGAGCGAACCAACTGGCGACGGCAATCGTCGCGGGGAGTGTGTGACATGCGTGAGATTCTTCTTTACGACGAGATTGGTCCGGGTTACTACGGCTTGCTGGATGGCAAATGGATGATCGAGCAGTTGCGCGAAGCCGGCAGCGAACCGGTGGTCGTGCGCATCAACTCGCCAGGCGGGAGCGTGTTCGAGGGGCAGGCGATGTTTACCGCCCTTGCTCGCCATGCGCCGGGCGTCATCGTGCAGATCGACGCACTGGCCGCCTCGGCGGCGTCGTTTGTCGCCATGGCTGGATCGCGAATCGAGATTGCGAAGAATGCGATGATCATGATCCATAACGCATGGGGCGGCACGCTAGGCAACGCGGCCGACCACGAAAAAGCGGCGTCCGTGCTGCGAAAGATCGACGAACAACTTGCGAGCCAGTACGTCGAGCGGACAGGGCAATCCGCCGACAAGATCCGCGACATGATGGCGGCGGAAACGTGGCTCGATGCGTCGGAGGCGGTCGAGCTTGGATTTGCCGACGCCATCGGCAAGGCGACAACCGCGAAAGCGGCGATCCGCGATGGCATGTTCGCGAAAACTCCGCCCGAACTACTGGTCGCCGCCTCGGCGGTGTCGCCCAGGGTGGCGGCGGCGTCGATCGGTCGCCGGCTGGCGATTGCGAGGGCGTGTTGATTGCGTCTGTCTGATAGCGTATAGTCATTGGGTCGCGGCGTCTCGTTAGGCAAAGCGACAGCCATTAATCGAGCCTCTCGTCAGCGGCGCGATCAAGCATTCACCAGAATGCCGGGTCGTGCCGTTTTTTTGTTGGCATCCCGGCCAGTCACACAGGAGCTACCGGGATGAAATCGCAGCAGTTACAGGAGCAGATCAATGGCATCCTCGACGAAGTTGTTGCCATCAACGCAAGCATCGAAAAAGAAGGGCGGGAAGCGAAGGCCGAAGAGACGGACCGAATTGCGGAGCTAATCGGCGACGATGGAGTCAGCGGCAAGCTTGCCAAGCTTAAGGCCGCTAAGGCCCAAGCCGAGTCGTTCGAGCGGGAGTTAACCGCCGCCCGTGCCGCTCGCATGGTGCCCGGTGGAGTGCATCACGAGCAGGCCGGAGTCGCCGATTCGTCGTCAATCTTTTCGCGGATCAAGGTTCCGGCGAGAGCGAAGGCGAGGGCGCCAGTCACCGCATTCCTCGGGGCCGACGCGGAGCAGCAAGCCTACGGATTTGGTCGTTTGGTGATGGCCGTTTGTGGTCGGCAATCGTCTCAAGACTGGTGCCAAGATACGCTCGGCATTGACTTCCGCAACGCGATGAGTGGCGGGAGCGACTCGGACGGCGGATTCTTGATTCCAAGCGAGTACGAGGCCAATCTGATTCGGCTGGTCAACGAATACGGCGTGATTCGTCGCGCGGCGGAAGTCGTGCCGATGGCGCGTGACGTGAAAGACACCCCGAAGCGTTCTGGCGGGGTCACTGGCTATTGGCTGGGCGAGACCGGCACGCCGACTGAAGGCACGCCGACGCTCGACCTAGTTAAGTTGGTCGCGAAAAAGCTGGGTGCTCTCAGCTACTACAGCCGCGACGTGGACGAGGATTCCGCGATCGCGGTTGGCAACTTAATCGCGCAGGAAATGGCTCTCGCCATGGCCTACAGCGAGGACAACGCGGCATTCAATGGCGACGGCACGTCGAGCTATGGCGGCATCGTCGGAATCAAGGAATCGCTGGCTGCCGGGGCGACCTATACGGCAGTCGCGGGCAATCTGCGATATGGGACGCTCGACCTGGAAGACTTCGAGGGCATGATCGCCAAATTGCCTTCGTATGCCTTTATGAACGGCGGGCCGTCGTGGTACATCCACAGATCCGGCTGGGCCATGTCGATGTTGCGGCTGGCTGCGGCTGCTGGCGGCAACACCACGCGGGAGCTTGCAGCCGGTGCGTCGCAAGTACAGTTCTTGGGCT